CAAGCCAAGATCACGCTGTGGCCAACGCCAAGTGACCCATTTGAGCAGATGGTGGTGTGGTATTCACGCCAGATCATGGATGTGGGTGATTTGTCTGGCCAGATTGAGATTCCTCAGTACGCCCAAATGGCCATTCAAGCCATGTTGGCGCACCAAATGTCGATGATTTTGCCCGGTGTGGATGTGCCTCGTATTCAATATCTTGAGACACAGGCTGAGAAGCTGTTCATCATGATGGAAAATGAGAACCGCGACAGATCGCCGATCTACTTCGCCCCGAACATTAGCGTCTACACGAGGTAAGAATGCAGTACCTCACATATGCGCATTACAAACCCAACAATGAAGTGTTTTACATTGGAAAAGGGTCTGAATTCCGTGCATCCACAACCAAAAACAGAAATAAACAGTGGCACGATGTAGTGGCGGAGTGTGGTGGTTTCAAAACTGAAATTCTTGGTCGTTGGGAAACTGAAGCTGAAGCGTTAGATCACGAGCGGTTTTTAATTGATTGCTTTCGATCTATCAAAGCGCCATTGGTAAACATTACATCTGGTGGACAAGGCGTTCATGGTTTGAGGCATTCTGATGCCACCAAAACGGTGCTGCGTCAAAAATCTTTAAACAATGGTTCTGTTGAGCGTTGCATACAAATGGCCAACGACCCAGCCATGATTCAAAAACGACGAGCAGCCACTATTGGCAAAAAGCGTACAGAAGAATCAAAAGCAAAAATGGCAAAAGCCAAATTTTATAAATCACGCAAGATTGTTGTGTGCGAACAAAATTTTGAAAGCATTTCTGCCTTGGCAAAATTTCTCGGCTTGTACAGAACTACAGTGCGTAGATGGATTGACGCCGGTCAAATGATCAAGATAGAGGACGCCTATCATGCCAAGATTTCTTGATACGACTGGCAATGCGTCTATTGCCATTTTTATTTGTGATCGTTGCAAAATGAAAAGACCCATCATTGAAGCAATGCCTGATCCAAATTTTAGTGGCCTCAAAGTGTGCCAACAAGGGTGTGCGGATGAGAAAGACCCATACCGTCTTCCCGCTAGGAAAACTGAGCGGATCACCCTACAATACCCACGTCCAGACGTTAGTGTGGCGGTTGATCCGAATGACATCGTGACTGTGCCATACGGCGGTGAAGTCTTGAGCACTGAGCAAAGCGGTCAGACGCCATCACAGGACGGGAATCAACAAATTATTGGATTGCAACCCTGATATGGCACAAGTTTCGATCACCGAACTCCCACAGGCGCAGGCACTACAAGGCACTGAGTCTGTCCCAATTGTTCAAAATGGGGTGACAGTACAAACCACCACCGGTGCTATTTCTGGCGCCGGTGCGTTGAACTATCCATTTTTGACTGTTGGCGGTACGTCTGGCCTCACTCAAGCACGGTATTTGACAACTGGTTCTGGTTTGTCTTTGTCTGACGGTGGCGCAGGCAGCACTTTGCAAATCAATCTGACTGGCGCTGCTCAGTCTTTGGACGGCGCATCCAACGGATTGATCGTCAAGACCGGCCCTACAACGGTCAGCAACACCGCAATTGCGGTCGGCACAGGCTTGACTATTGCCAACGCCGATGGCACGGCTGGAAACCCTACAGTTGGTTTGAACGCCACCTTACAAAATTTTGCCAGCACGTCCGGCACAGGCATTCTGTCGATCAACGGCACATCCGTGGGCGTGTTTACGCTTCAAGGCACATCCAGCCAGATTGCCGTGACCAACGGCAACGCTTCAGGCGGTTCTCCTACGGTTGGATTGGCATCAAACCCCACCTTGCCGGGTAATTCATTCGTTCAACTGCCCTCGGGCACGACATCGCAACGCGGCTCACCTGCTTACGGCGCCTTCCGATATAACACCGACATCGCCAGCTTGGAGGCTTATACGGCTTCTGGATGGGGCGCTGTGGTGTCTGGCTCAGGTGTTACGACATTCAGCGGTGGAACGACCGGCCTGACCCCTGCAACACCCACCGCGGGCGGTATTGTCCTCGGCGGAACCCTAAGTGCAGGTAGCGGCGGAACTGGCGCATCCAGTTTAACTGGATACGTTTATGGCAACGGCACTGGCGTGATGACTGCGTCGACCACCGTTCCTACTACGGCATTGTCTGGCACGGTCACGAATGCTCAGTTGGCCAACAGTTCGATCACAATCAACGGAAACTTGGTCAGCTTGGGTGGGTCAACTACCATTAGCGCCGCTACTACAAGCCTATTGACAATCAGCACCGGTTTGTCTGGCGGATCGTTCAATGGTTCAACTCCAGTAACGATTGCGCTTGCCAATACGGCTGTGACGGCCGGATCGTACGGTTCAGCTTCTGTTGTTCCGACTTTTACGGTGAACGCCCAAGGTCAACTGACAACCGCGGCAAATGCAACGATTAGCATTCCTGCCTCGGCAATCAACTCTGCAATCCAAAACAGCGGTCTACAAAACAGTTCAATTACCATCAACGGCAACACAGTCAGCCTTGGCGGTTCAACAACTGTTACGGCCAGCACCACATCGACTTTGACGATTGGCACTGGATTGTCTGGAACATCGTTTAACGGCTCGACGCCAGTCACGATTGCTATTTCCAGTACTGGTGTGAGCGCAGGAACGTATGGTTCTGCAACGTCAATCCCGACTTTGACGGTCAATGCACAAGGGCAAATTACCTCAATTAGCACCAATGCGTTGAATTCACCTGCTTACCAAGGCACATGGAACGCCTCAACCAACACGCCGACACTGACATCGAGCGTGGGCACGAACAACAACTACTACATCGTGTCGACTGCCGGTACAACGACATTGAACGGCATCTCGCTGTGGTCGGTGGGTGATTGGGCGATCTTCAACGGAACCACCAGTGCTTGGGAAAAGGTTCTGGGAGGCTCTGCGGAGGCCTTCAGCAGCCTTATCGTGACCGGTTTGACTGGTTACATGTATGCCAACGGCACAAGCGCTGTAACGGCCTCTACAACGATCCCGACAAGTGCTTTGTCTGGCAACTTTGTGTCGACATTCAGCGCTGGTACAACTGGCTTGACACCGTCGATTGCTACGGCTGGCGCAATCACTCTGGGAGGCACTTTGGCCTTGGCCAGTGGCGGCACGAATGCTAATCTGACCGCAGTGGCTGGTGGTATTCATTACTCCACCGCATCGGCCACAGCCATCTCTGCGGCTGGCACAAGCGGCCAAGTGCTGACCTCTGGTGGTACTGGCGCACCTACATGGTCGAATCTGTCGAGCATTGGCGTGACCACACTCAGTTTTGGCACAACCGGATTGACTCCATCGACTGCGACCTCGGGTGCGATTACTGTGGCTGGTACGCTGGCAGTGGCCAACGGTGGTACTGGCGTGACATCGTCAAGCGGTGCCAACTCTGTGGTGCTGCGTGATGCAAATGCCAACATCATTTACAACAATGAGGCTCCCGGCTACACGAACACGGTCACCGCAGCAGGAACAACCACGCTGACGGCCGCATCGACTCGGTATCAGCACTTCAGCGGCACAACGACTCAGACCCTCAAGTTCCCTGATGAGACTACCGTCCCGGCTGGTTTGGGCTACATCGTTGACAATGACTCATCTGCCAACGTGACTGTTCAAGACAGTGCAGGCAACACGTTGGCGACTGCTGTTCCCGGTGGTGCTGGTTGGATTTATTCGCTGTCAAACAGTGCTGCAACTGGCAACTGGGCGGGCTATATCTTGCCTCCCGGCAACAGCGCAACTGGCTTTATCACATGGGGCACTGCTGGGTTGAACTTGGCCAGCAGCTACATCCAAGGCGTGACGACATTGAATATGTCGGGGCAGTTGACCTCGACTGTTGCAACAGGAACCGCACCGTTTGTGGTGGCAAGCACGACTCAAGTGGCGAACTTGAACGCGGCGACCGCAGGAACCGCAACAAATGCAACGAACGTGGCGCTAACTGCTGGCTCAGGAGCCACGAATTACTTGCATTTCAGCGCATCGGCAACAGGAAATCAGCCGGTTAACACAAACTCATCCCTGACATACAATTACACCAATAATACCCTGACAGCGGGTATCAACGGCGGCACTTTCTAAGGAAAAACCATGGCAGCATCAGGCTACACCCCAATCATCCTGTTCAACTCTGGCACTGCCAGCAACGTCCCCACCACGGGCAACTTGGCTGTGGGTGAGTTGGCGATTAACTATGCTGACGGTAAGCTGTACTACAACACTGGTTCAGCGATCAAGGTGTTGGCTGGTGCTGGCGGTGCAGGTATTGCTGGCGGCTCGAACACTCAGGTTCAGTATAACAGTTCGGGTAACTTGGCTGGCTCGGCCAACATGACCTTCAACGGTACATCGTTAACCCTTGCCAATGACGCCTCTATCCACGGACTGACTGTGGGTCAAGGGGGCGGTAGTATTGCGAGCAATACTGCTGTTGGTTATCAAGCTATAAATTCAAGTGCAACTGGAACAAGTAATTCTGCTTTTGGTTTATACGCTTTGTATAATTTAACTTCTGGAACAGACAATACAGGCATTGGCAAACAAGCTTTAGTTGGCGTAACGGGCGGCAATAACAATACGGGTATTGGTTCGCAATCATTGCAAAACACGACTACAGGAAGCTATAATTCTGCTGTTGGTCAACAAGCCCTCTACTCCAACACCACAGCCTCTAACAATACTGCTGTTGGTTATCAAGCTGGGTATAGCAATACGACTAGCGGTCAAATTGTTGCTGTTGGCTCAGGAGCTTTGAAATACGCAACTGGCGGCGATAACGTAGCGGTTGGTTCATCTGCTGGCGGTGGTACCGGAAATACAGGCGCTGCCAACGTGTTGGTTGGTTCAAATACAGGTGCACAACTAACCTCTGGTTCTTATAACGTGTTTGTGGGAAGCGGCGTTACTGGCACAAATGCTGGGCCGGGGTTTAGTAATACTTCTGGTTCTTATAACGTAGGACTAGGCTCTCAAGCTCTTTACAACAACACCACAGCCTCTAACAACACTGCTGTAGGCTATCAGGCTGGGTATAGCAACACCACAGCCAATAACAACACTGCTGTAGGTTATCAAGCTGCGTATAGCAATACGACGGCTGATGTAAGTGTTTATATAGGTGGACTGTCAGGATACTCTGTAACAACAGGCGGTGGGTCTGCATTTTTAGGCTATCGTTCTGGTTACGCACTTACTA